CCACTCGTCCACCTCGTAGGGGTTGACGTTGATCGGTGGCTTGAGGCCTTGCCGCGCGCGGATGCTGCCGAGGAAGGTGAACTGGCCGCCAGCCGGTCCGGGGATGATCTGCGTGTCGCCGCTGTTTTCGATGTAGGCAAAGTCAGCAAAGCCGTGGAACTGCATTTCGGCGGCCGGCTCGGCGATCGGATCGAAGCGGAACTGCCAGTTGCCGATGTTGTCGCCTGCCACGAACTTCAGGGACATGAAGTTGTCGACGTCGGCACCGCGGCGGACGGCGAAGATGTAGGGGAGCCTGCTCCACTCAGCGCCGGTGCGGCGGTAGCGCAGCCAGAAGAAGGCTGCGCGCACCTTGGTGCCGTTGTCGCTGTCGCGGAAGCGCTCCACCTTCTCCTTGCCGTACTTCGGCGCACGGCCTTGGATGCGCTTGAACACCTTGGCCTTCACCGCAAAGTCCACCACGCGGCACTCGGTGATGGTCTCGTAGCCGGCCTCCTCCATCTTCACCAGGCACTTGGTGTTGAAGAAGTCGTTCCAGCTGTTCGGGTTCTCGAGGTAGCGCTTAAGCGTGTCGATTCGCTGAAGTTTTTGGTTTTTCTGGTTTCGCCACGCTGTATTACGGTTAGCCATTGCGGCTTGGTCTAGATTTCCAGACTCTGCGGCCCGTTGGTATAGTGTATTTAGAGTGTCTTTTTCCGAGTCGATAATCCACGCACGTTCTTCTTTGGCAGTTCTTCTCCTGTCACGTCTGTAGTTCCAGTCGTAGAGCCTATCGGCTAAGCCGTAACGCTCAATTCTCCGGTCCAATCGAGCTTGCGCCAACTTGATCGCCTTGTTGGCGTCTATCAGTCGAACCTTCAGTTGATTGATTTGCTGCGGCGTTTTTGTTCTTTCGTTTCTTGGTAGTTCTAGCTGATCGTCGATTTGATACTGCAGATCTCGTCTTTTGTCTCTAGCGTCATCAAGAATTGCGGCGGCTTGGCGCACAGGTCCATCCACTGCGATGCTGCCATTCAAGATTCCCTCAAGTTCTGCGTCCGACCACTGACGATCCGTAAGATCAGCCAGTTGTTGCTTCCTTGCGCGCAGCTCTTCAAGGCGTGCATTGGCTGCATCAGCAAAGCCAGGGAGAAAGATCGGTTCATTCAGTGTCAGCAACCGATCAAGCTCATCAACCTCACCCTGCAGCTGGATGATCTCGCGCTGTGCTTCGCGGCCGTTCTTCTTGAAGTCGGTGGTGCCGTAGTCCTCAGCCGGGCAGATGCCAGCCTCGATGCACTCCATCGAGACGCGCATGGCGCCGTCTTCCAGCTCTACGTTCTTGATCGGTGCTGCCACGCGAAACTTCGCGCTGCCGAGCTTGTAGGTGCTGGCCGCGTCGATGTAGCTGGACAGCGTGCGGCGCAGCTCCCTGGCCGCGCGGGCGGTGTCGCTGCCGCCTGAGTTGATCTGCCGGAAGATCAGCGTCATGCGCTGCCCGACCGGGACCGTGGGGCGCGCGTCGTTGAGCACGTTCAGCGGCCAGTAGCTCTCCAGCCCGCTGATTTCCACGCCGAGCGGTGCGTCCTTCTCCCTGCCGTCCTCATCACGGTCGATGTAGACCACGTTGATCGGGATCGGCGCGAAGACACCGAACCGCGTCATGGTGCTCGGCGAGAAGGCCTGGCTGAAGCCGTCCTGATGGTTGTCGCCGATGAGCGTCGGCCGGTAGGCAATGCTGCTGGCCGCCTCGCCGATGCGCGTCGGGTCGCTCTCATCACCGCGGATCAGATCAGAGAACCGCAGCGGCTGGTTGGCGCCGAGATACGCCCAAGTCTTGCCGGCTGCCAGCTGACGGATCGGGGTCTGGCCGAACGCAATCCGCGGCGGTGCGATGCGCTGGATCTCAGACGCGCCGATCGCCACCAGCATCTGCATGAACTGGCTGGAGCCCTCGCTGTGGACCGCGGACCAGACCAGAGAGCTCGCCACGCGCACGCCGCCGGTCGGGTTGTCGTCCACGTTGCAGTAGACGAGGTTCACCGGGTCGCCGTACTTCGCCAGCTCCTGCTGCGAGTTGAAGCCGAACCGCGGGGCGAACACCTGATCACGGCGCTGCCGTTGGTTCTTCTGCTCCATCTCCGGCTTCGGAGCGAGCAGGTAGCTGACGGCCTGCAGGATGATGCCGACCACCGCAAGGATGATCGAGATCGGTTCAGCGCGCAGTTCCTGCAGCTTCTCCTCACGCGATCGCGTGAAGTCGTGCTGCACCGCCAGAAACTCGAGGTATTCGTCCTCTGAGACCTTCAGGATCTGGATGAGCTCGTGCTCGTAGGGCAGCAGCTTGCGCGTCATCGATCCATCCAGAAGTAGCGCGCCACGCCATCAGGCAGCGGCGCCTGTACGACATTCTGCCCCGGCCCGATGAACAGCAGCGCCCGGCCGAGGCAGGTGCCGAGCGCGGTGCCGCTACCGGCCGGCAGCAGTGCCACCGCGCCGCGCTGCGGGCGCTTCAGCGGGCTGCCGTGCTCGAGCACCCAGCGCACGATCATCGAGCGCGGGAAGGTCTCCTCGCTCCAGTCGCGGTACACCCACGCGAAGCGCTCGCGGTAGCTGGTGAGCCCCAGCCGATCGCGCACCTCGCACGCCAGCTGGAAGCAGTCGGTGAGCCCGCTGCCATCGCCCGGCCGGTGTCCCCAGCCGTAGCCGAGACCCACCAGGTCGTTCATCGCAGGTAGAGCTCCGAGTTCAGCGGCAGCGGTCCTACCATGTCGCGGGTGAAGCTGCGGCCGGGGAAACTGGAGCCCACGCTGTCGATCGCCGAGCGGAAGCGCAGCTCAATGGTGGTTTCGCTGAAGCTGGCGCCAATGCCGATGTAATAGTCGGTGGCGGTGTTGGTGATCGCGCCGGCAGCGTTGAGCCAGGCGGTGGTGAGCGTCAGCTCGCTGAGCCGGTTGCCGTTGCCGCGCTCCACCAGCACCAGCGCGAAGTCCACATGGGGGAACAGCACCTGCAGCTGCGCGTTCTCGCCGTTCAGCGTGGCCAGCGCTCCCTCAGCACGAAATGGCGCGAAGGCGTAGCTCTCGCTCTGCAGGCTGGCGTTCTGCCCCACGAAGTAGTTCTGGTAGCGGTGCGTGACGCCATCGGTCGTCTGCAGCTTGAAGAACTGGCAGATGCGGATCTCGGTCATCAGAAGTCGAGCTCGCCGATGAGGGTGATCGAAACGCGGCTGCGGCCGGTGTAGACCGACTGCACCTCGGGCGGCCCGGCATACTCCCAGCGGATGCTGGTCGGTGCCTGGATGTAGCCGCGCAGCGTGGTGGTCATCCCGGCGAACAGGTCAGCCGGCAGGGTGAAGCGATCAAAGCCACCGCTGGAGCCGTTGTAGTGCGCCAGCAGCTGCTCAGTGGTGGCGTCCGGGATGTTGTCAAAACCGAGCTGCAGCTCGTAGCCGCTGGCGCGGTTACCGAAGGCGCGTTTCACGGTCGCACCCGACAGCGCCCGGTAGGTCTTCACCGGGAAGGTGCCGAGCTTGAAGGCTCGGGTGGTCGGCTTGATCCGGGGGAACTGCTCAGCCATCAGCGCAGCCCCACACGGGTACGGGTGGACGGGCTCTGCTGCAGTTTATCGAGCGTCATGGTCATCCCACGCTTCGCGCCGTCGCGGGATGCAGCGCGCCGCGTCTCGGCCATCGCGGCCTCCAGCTGATCGCGGCTGACGTATTCGACGCCGCCGATGTTGGTGCTCTGGAAGCTCATATTGAGCACCGGGGCGCCCATGCCCTGCGTCGGACCTGCTCCCATGGCCTCGCGCATCTTGTCCTGCCCCTGTAGCGCCACGGGGATGCGGCGGCCATCGGGCAGCGGCACGTAGGCCTCGGGCTTGCTGCCCTCGCCGTAGAGCGCCAGCTGCGGCCGGTTGGCGATGCCGCCCTGGCTGTAGCGCTTCAGCGGTGCAGGTCCGCTGGAGGTCATCACGCCGCCGTTGGCGAAGCCAAAGCCGGGGAACAGCGAATTGAGGCCAAAGCGCAGCAGCGCACTGCCGATCTGCTTCAGCACGCCGGCTGCAATCTGCTTCAGCTGCTCCTCAAGATCCTCGGCGCCGGTCATGGCCGCCTCGATGGTGGCCTCGATGCCGCCGATGATGCCCTCCGCGATCGTGCCCTTGATGTTGCTGTAGAGCTCCTTGATCTCAGCCGCGCGCTGTTCGCTCTTCTCGCGCTCCTCGCGTGCCTTCTTCTCAGCGTCCGCCAGCTCGAGCGTCTTGTTCACCAGCTGCCCCTGCAGGTTCAGCCGGTCCTCAATCGCCTGCACCTGCTTCTCAAGCTCCTGCCGCAGCGCGCTCTCCACCGGCAGCGTGGCGATCTTCGCCTGTAGCTCGGCCTCCATCGCGAGCAGCTTCTCCTGCTCGATCGCGGCCGTTGCCTCCAGCTCCACACGCTGCTTGGCGATCTCGGGACTGATGCCCTGCTTCAGCAGCTCGAAATAGCGCACCTCATCGCGCAGCTTGTTGCCGGCCGCCTCCTGCTGGCTGCTGAGCGCATCGGTGATCGCGCCGTATTTCTGCTCCAGCGCCGTGATGGTCTGCAGCTCGTTGAGCCGCTGCTGCTGGCTGGCGAGCGCACCCTGCGCGGCGCTGAGGTTGGCACCGGCCTGCGTCACGCCAGCCATGGCCGGAGCGGTTGCCGGTGGCAGCGCAGGCGCCATCGGGGCAGCACCGGCACGCATGGCCTGCGGCAGGTACTGCTTGTAGGCGCCGGACTTGAACACCGACCATGCGCCAAAGCCCTGGCTCTCAAATACCTTGCGTGCGGCGCTGGCGTTCACCGCCGGATCAAACAGCGCCTCATTGCTGCCGATGCCGAACGATCGCCGCCGCTCCGGTCCCATGCGGCCGAGCATGTTGACCTGCCAGAGGCCGTAGCTGTTGTCGCCGGTGGCTGCGTTGTTGTTGTGCGCGTTGCTGCGGCCGCCAGATTCGGCCATGGCGATCGCCGCCATGATCGAGGCATCGCGGTCGTTGAAGCCGGCCGCCAGCGCCAGCGTCTTCAGCTGGCCGGCGTTCAGCTGACCGCGGCCGACAGAGCCCGGCATCAGCCGGTTCGGCCCGAGCGCACCACCAGCACCACCTGCGCCGCCGAGCGTGGCAGCAGCAGCCTCGGCGCCGGTCTTCATCTTCTCCGCCAGCTTCTCGCCTGCGTCCTGCAGGATGTTGCTCACCTGGCGCGCGTAGCCCTCCTGCAGCTTGCCGATGCCCTCGGCCACGCTGATCTTGAACTCTTCCAGCCGGCGCTGCAGATCGGTCTGAGCATCGACGGCGCCGCGCTCGTTCTCAATCCGCTGCTCGTCATAGCGGCGGAAGATCTCCTTCACCTCCTTGGCGGTCTCGATGCCCTCGGTGGAGAGCCCCGCAGCTGCCAGCCGCTGCCGCTCGGCCTCGAGCGCGCGATCCTCCAGCGTCTGCTGCAGCTTGGTGCGCGTGTCGGCGATCTGCCGCTCAATCTTCAGCCGCTCATCGGCGAGATCACGCTCG